ATGCGCTGGCGCATGACTGGCGCTGGCTGGCGCGGCCGGAGCAACTGGCGCCCGAAGGGGACTGGCGCATCTGGCTGATGCTGGCGGGGCGCGGGTTCGGCAAGACGCGGGCCGGGGCGGAGTGGGTGCGCTCGGTCGCGGAGAGCGATCCCAAGGCGCGGATTGCGCTGGTCGGCGCGACGCTGGGCGAGGCGCGGGCCGTGATGGTGGAGGGAGCGTCGGGCCTATTGGCCGTCGCGCCCTGGTGGAACCGGCCGGTCTTCGCGCCGGCGCTGCGCAAGCTGGTCTGGCCCAATGGCGCGGTCGCGACTCTTTATGGCGCGGCGGAGACGGAGAGCCTGCGTGGGCCGCAGTTCAGCCATGGCTGGGCTGACGAGATCGCCAAATGGGCGGGCGGGCAGGCGGCGTGGGACAATCTGATGATGGGGATGCGGCTGGGTGGCGCGCCGCGCGTGCTGGCGACGACCACGCCCCGGCCCGTCCCCCTCGTGCGGGGGCTGGTGGCGCGGGACGGCGGCGACGTGGTCGTGACGCGGGGGCGGACGGCGGACAATGTCGCGCATCTGGCGGACGGTTTTCTGGCGGCGATGGAGCGGAGCTATGGCGGCACGCGGCTGGGGCGGCAGGAATTGGATGGCGAGCTGATTGAGGAGGTCGAGGGCGCATTGTGGAGCCGCGATCTGCTGGAGCGGTGCCGGGTGGCGCATGTGCGCGGCGGGCTGACGCGGGTGGTGGTGGCGGTCGATCCGCCTGCTTCGGCGCATGGGGATGCCTGCGGAATTGTCGTGGTCGGCCTGGGGGAGGACCGGCGGGCCTATGTGATCGCCGATGCGACCGTGGAGGGCGCGACGCCGGAGGGCTGGGCGCGGGCGGTGGCGGCGACGGCGCTGGTGCATGGCGCGGACCGGGTGGTGGCGGAGGCCAATAATGGCGGGGCCATGGTCGGGAGCGTGTTGCGGGCGGCGGAGGCCGCGCTGCCGGTGCGGCTGGTGCATGCGAGCCGGGGCAAGGTGGCGCGGGCGGAGCCGGTGGCGGCCCTGTATGAGGCCGGGCGGGTCGTGCATCGCGGCGGCTTTGCGGAACTGGAGGACCAGTTGTGCGGGTTGATGCTGGGGGGCGGCTATGTGGGGCCGGGGCGGTCGCCGGATCGGGCGGATGCGCTGGTCTGGGGGTTGACGGAGTTGATGTTGGGGAAGCGTGGGGAGGCGCGGGTCAGGGGGTTTTAGGGGGTTTTGGGGGAGATGGACCGTGGGAAGCGTGATGGAGGGGAAGGGGCACGACCTGCGTATTTCCCCTCCACCACTCGCTTCGCGAGCGGTCCCCCTCCCCATGCTTCGCATGGGGAGGAATTGGAGAGGCCTCGGCTCCCCTGACGTTGCGAATTATTGCGGGAGTGAAATGAGGGAACAAGGGTTTGGGGTTCTGCGTAGTCTGTCCGTGTGATTTTTGAGGAGATTGGGTCATGAAATGGGCCGGATGGATGATGGCTGCGGGCGGGTTGGCTATGGTGAGTGGGCCGGTGATGGCGGCTTCGCTGAGCAGCAAGGAGCGGGCGCGGGTGGCTCGCGCTGCGCCGCGGGATCGGGACGATGTGCGTTATTGTCTGCTCCAGGCGAAGAAGGGGCGGGACAAGGGGACGGTGATCGGGGCCGCTGGCGGCGCTGGCGTCGGGGCCCTGGCCGGGGGGAGTTTGGGCGAGTCCCTGCTGGCCGGTGCGGCGGGGGCCGTGGCCGGGCGCGTGATCGGGAAGAGCGAGGGGACGAATTCGGCCTGCGATCGGGTTCTGGCGCACAATCCCTAGGGTTTTGGAAGGGGGCTGCCCCCTCCAAGTTTCGGTAGGCGGCTGAGCGCCGCCAACCTTCACTATCCTCCCCCCGTTCCGGAGGGAGGATTTTTTGTGGGTGGGGTTTCATGAAATTTTTTGGGGTGAAGGCGGCGCGGGAGAGTGCGCGGCCGGTGTTGGCGCGGGCCTGGGGTTCGGGCGGGGTGGCGCTGGGCGAGTGGCCCGCCAGCTATGAGGCGCAGGTGCGGGCCGGGGTGGTCGGCAATCCGGTGGCGCAGCGGGCTTTGCGGCTGGTGGCGGAGGGGGCTGGCGGGACGGCCCTGATTGTCGGCGGCGTGGGCGAGGATGAGCGGCGGCGGGTGAAGGCGCTGGTGACGCGCTGTTCTTCGGGCCAGTCGCTGGTGGAGACGCTGGTGAGCCATTTGCTGCTGCATGGCAATGCCTATGTGCAGGTGATGACCGGCGCGGATGGGGCGCCGGTGGAGCTATATGCGCTGCGGCCGGAGCGGGTGAGCGTCGAGGCGGATGCGCGGGGGTGGCCGGCGGCCTATCTCTATCGCGTGGGGGAGAGCGTGACGCGGCTGTCGCCGGAGGATGGCGCCGGGCGGACGGGGATCGTCCATCTGAAGGCGCTGCATCCGCTGGACGATCATTATGGGCTGGGTTGCGTGGGCGCGGCCGCGGGGGCGGTGGCGATCCACAATGCGGCGACGGTTTGGAACAAGGCGCTGCTGGACAATGCGGCGCGGCCTTCGGGGGCGATGGTCTATGATCCCGGCGACGGGTCGGTGATGGCGCCGGACCAGTATGAGCGGGTCAAGCGCGAGATGGAGATCGCCTTTTCCGGCGCGGCCAATGCCGGGCGGCCGATGCTGCTGGAGGGCGGGCTGGACTGGAAGGCGATGAGCCTGACGCCCGCCGAGATGGACTTCGTGGGGCTGAAGGCGGCGGCGGCGCGGGAGATTGCGCTCGCCTTCGGGGTGCCGCCGATGCTGATGGGGCTGCCGGGGGACAATGCCTACGCCAATTATCGCGAGGCCAATCGGGCGCTGTGGCGGCAGACGATCCTGCCGTTGATGGCGAAGATCTGCGGCGGGCTGGCGCAGGGGTTGCAGGGGTGGTGGCCGGAATTGCGCCTGGATGCGGATCTGGATGCGGTGCCTGCCTTGTTCGAGGAGCGGAGCGCGATCTGGGAGCGGGTCGGGGCGGCGGACTTCCTGTCGGCGGAGGAGAAGCGGGCGGTTTTGGGGATTGGGTGAGGGCGGTTCTGGTTCTGTGGTTTCTCGACTTCGCTCGAAACGAACGGGGGGCGTTGGGTCGAAGTGAATGGAGGTCCGGTCGCTCGAAACGAACGGAGGTCGGCGTTGCGGGAGGGTGTGATGAAATATGATGGGGAGATGCTGGCGCGGTTGGTCGCGCAGGCAGAGGCGCAGCCGGTGGGGATGGATATGGTCATGATCCGGGCGCTGATCGAGGAGGCGAGCGAATTGGGCGCGGCGCGGGCGTTGGAGCGGCTGGGGCTGGCGGATCGCGGGGCGCAGGAGGATGTGCGGGAATTGCGCGAGCTGCTGGGCGCCTGGCGCGACGCGAAGAAGGCGGCGCGGGGGGCTGTGGTGGCGTGGGTCGCGCGGGTGGTCATGGCTTTGCTGCTGCTGGGGATGGCGGTGAAGCTGGGGCTGGCGGGGCTGGTGCATGAGTGACGTGCGCTTCGCCGGATATGCGGCGGTGTTCGACCGGGTCGACCGGGGTGGCGACGTGGTGCGGGCGGGGGCCTTTGCCGGGGTGGCGGCGGGGGTGCCCTTGCTGTGGCAGCATCGGCCGGGGGAGGTGATCGGGACGGTCGAGAAGGTCGAGGAGGATGCGCGGGGCTTGCGCGTGATCGGGCGGGTTTCGGGGCGGACGGCTGCCGGGCGGGAGGCTGGGAGGGCCTTGCGCGAGAAGGCCGTGGATGGGCTTTCCTTTGGCTATCGGGTGCGGGAGGCGCGGGGGGGTTCGCCGCGGGAGTTGCTGGACCTGGAGGTGGTGGAGGTGAGCGTCGTGACGCATCCGATGCAGGATCTGGCGCGGGTGATTGCGGTGGAATAGGGGGGCTTACCCCTCATCCAACTTCGCCTAGGCGGCTTTGCCGCCAAGGCTTCGTATCCTTCTCCCACAAGGGGAGAAGGAGGTGTTCGGGCGGTCCGGTTGGGCCGCCCTTTTTCGTGGGAGTGGTGGATGACGGATCAGTTGGAAGCGAGCTTTGACGTGGTGATGCAGGGGGAGCGTCTTGCCGGGCTGGAGAGTGAGGTGGCGGCTTTGCGGGGCGCGTTGCTGGTTCAGCAGCGGCCTGCGCTGGACGGCGTGAAGGGCGGGGCGGTCGATCCGCGCCGGGCGGCCTTTGTCGAGCGCTATGTGCGGCAGGGGCTGGAGGCTGGGGTTGAGTTGAAGAGCTTTTCCGGCGCTTCGGGCGCGGCGGGCGGCTATGCGGTGCCGCGAGAGATCGATCAGATCATCGATGCGACGCTGAAGGGGATTTCGCCCATTCGCGCCATCGCCAATGTCGTGCGGACGGGGACGGCGGGGTATCGCAAGCTGGTGACTTCGGGCGGCATCGTGTCGGGCTGGGCCAGCGAGACGGGGGTGCGGGCGGAGACGGCGACGCCTGTCTTCAACGAGATCGTGCCGCCATCGGGCGAGCTTTACGCCAATCCGGCGGCGTCGCAGGCGATGCTCGACGATGCGCAGTTCGATGTCGAAGGCTGGCTGGCGGGGGAGATCGCCCGCGAGTTCGCGGCGGCCGAGGGGGCGGCCTTCGTCAACGGCAACGGTACGAACAAGCCCAAGGGCTTCCTGACCTATGCGGCCACCAATGAGGCGGATGGGGTGCGGGCCTTCGGGTCGCTGCAATATGTGGCTTCGGGGGCTTCGGGGGCCTTTGCCGCTTCGGGGCAGGACAGGCTGATCGACCTGGTGCAGGCGTTGCGCGCGCCCTATCGCCAGGGGGCCTGCTTCGTGATGAATTCGGCCACGTTGGCGGTCATCCGCAAGATGAAGACGAGCGACGGCGCGTTCATCTGGCAGCCTTCCCTTGCAGCGGGACAGCCGGCGACCCTGCTGGGCTATCCGGTGGTCGAGGCGGAGGACATGCCGGACATCGCGGCGGGTTCGCTGTCGATCGCGTTCGGCAATTTCCAGGCGGGCTATGTGATCTCCGAACGCAGCGAGACGAGCATTTTGCGCGATCCGTTCAGCAACAAGCCGTTCGTGCATTTCTACGCGGTGAAGCGGATCGGCGGGGCCGTGGCGAATTCGGAGGCGATCAAGCTGATGAAGTTCGCGGCTTCCTGATCACCCCTCATCCAACTTCGCCTAGGCGGCCTTGCCGCCAAGGCTGCGTATCCTTCTCCCACAAGGGGAGAAGGAAAGACTGGGGGCGTCCTGCGGGGCGTCCCCTTTTTTGGTGGGAGGGGCCATGTTGGCGGATCTCAAGGCCTGGTTGCGGATCGGGTCGGATGATGAGGATGGCGTGCTGGAGCGGCTGCTGGGGAGCTCTTCGGGGCTTTGCGAGCAGTTTATCGGGCAGTGGCTGGTGGTGCGGGACGCTTCCGAGACCATCGTGGCCGACGGAAGCTGGCAGAGGCTGGCGGCGCGGTCGGTAGTGGCGATATTGGGCGTGGAGGTGGAGGGCGTCGCCTTGGCGCCGGAGGCCTATGCGGTCGACATCGATGCTTCCGGCGATGGGTGGGCGCGGGCGCGCCCGGTGGATGGGCCGGGCAAGGTGACGGTGCGTTATCGCGCGGGGCTGGCGGCCGATGAGGATGGGCTGCCCGACGCCATCCGGCAGGGGATCGTGCGGCTGGCGGCGGAGCATTTCGCGGCCCGCGACGGGGAGGCGGCGACGCCGCCCGCGGTGGTGAGCGCGCTGTGGCGGCCCTGGCGGCGGATGCGGCTGGCGTGAGGGCGCGGCTGGGCGCGCTGGTCGAGGCGCGGATCGCGGCGCGGCGGCGGCGGAT